CAATTATTACATAGCTTTTTTGTTTTTTCTTCATCAATCATTCTTATCACCTATTTCTTCTATGTTTAATTGCTTCATAACTTTATCTCTTATAATTGCTCTTATTTCAGTTTGTTGAAGGATGTTATTAATTGTAGTTTTAACTTGACCTTTTAAAACTTCTCTTATAAGTTCTAATATAGGTTCACCACCTTGGTTAATATATTCAATAACCTGTTTAGCAATTACTTCTTCTAGTTTATCTTTAGCTTCACCTTTAATATCTAAATCAAAATACATATTATAGTTCCTTATCCAAAATAAATTTTTCATCTGCAATTACCCTAATGGCTTCTGGCTGTTGATACTTTAAAGTTTCTTCTGATATTTTAATTAGTCTGTTAATTGAAACATTTAATAAGCTACAACAAGCTATCATAATTATTAAATTAAGTATTCCTAATATCTTGTTCATTTTCCACCTTTTCTATTTTTACTTTTTTATCTAAGAATCTGTACCAACCATTATCAAAATCATAACCACCACAACTTACATAGCCATTCATATAGCAATATATAACAGCTTGAATCTTAAATGGGTATGATTTAACAACTGTGTTATTTATGAACACATTATATTTGGTCATTTATCACCTCTAATATTCTTAAAGATAATTCTGTATCTAAACTAGGTGCTTCTTTAGCTATTTCTTCAATTCTATCTAGTTTAGCTTGCATAGTTTTTATTTTGTACTTTTTGGCTTTTTTCTTAAAATCACAATTGTACATTTCACATAAATCGTGATGATATAAACAGTAATTTTTAAGAGTACCTAATACTAAAAAACTATCTTCTTTTACAAAATGAGGACATTTAGAAACATCAATATCATCTATAATAACTTTATCTTTAAGCTCCATAATAGCTATACTCCTTTAACATCACACTATCTTCTGGAGATGTAATCTTAATCCCCAACCCTTTAGCAAAGAATATAAGCTCTCTTACATTATGATATTCGTTTTTTCTTCTCTCACCTTCACCAGTAAATCTCATACCGTAAAATGCTATTTCTTTATAACCTTTTAAAATAGCGTAAGCTATCATATAAGAAACTGTATTATTAAAGAAATTACCACCTAATAGAGCTTCTGCATCTTTAAACGGATAATCCTTTCTTTTTATATTAGCTTTTGGATTTGGTTTATGTGCATGAATATCAAATAGCAAATCAACTCTAGGTAACTTGTTATAATCGCTATGATAATTTAAAGTCCATATATCATAAGACTTATCATTGAACGGTGCTTTAAACTTAGTTGGTAATTTACCCAACATAGCTACTTTTTTATTCATTATCACCTCTCATTTACTGTAACTTCAACTAATTTAACTTCTTTATCAGTAAAGAATTTAACATTTTGAATAAAGTTTGTTGCTAATTCTTCATTTGCAAATAGTCTTATATTATCACCTTGTTTAACACCATATTCAAAGTTTTCGGAAACAGTTTGTTTAACAATTTCTAATTTAGCAATAGGTGGTATGGCATCTTTAGCTTGATATTGTTTAGATATTTTTCTTAGCTTTTGTATTTCACTTCTTCTAGCGTACATACCTCTTTTTTCTTCTTCTTTAGGTGTTAAAGGTTGAACATGGTTTGCTATACATTCATCAATAGCATCTTTAAGTGATTTTGTTACAATTGATGAATTGTATGTTTTATACCTTATATAACCTACTGCTGAATCAAACACTTGTCTTGGCATTTTAACACTCATTCTTTCAAGTGCAATTTTTGTTCTAAAGTTTTGATACTTCACTATCTCCATAGCTTTTTTCTTGATTAAATCTTCTTTAATGTTCTCCAACGAAGAACTTAAATTTCGTACTACATAATTGTCCATTTTGGTCTCCTTTTCTCTTATAAATACTTCTTTAAAAGATATATAATATCGCTTTCTGTTAATGTTCTATTAAGATTAGATGTTATTTTTCCAACACCTTCTCTTTTTTCAATATCTTTATCAATCACAATTTTTATCCAATACTTACCTTTTCCATGAATAATTGTTTCTACACCGTCATTTATTTCAGATGAAATATAATCCATATCATAAACTGATGGCTCACAATTATTTATTTGTTCTTTTGGTTTGTTGCTAAATATCAGCCTGTTCAGAAACTCTAAAAATTTTTTCATATACCTCCTTTTTTATTATTTCAACTTCTATTCTTGGATTATCTCTATCCAGTTTTACTTTTGACCCATTTGTACTTTCTATAATTTTGTGATTATCGTCAGCTATTACACCTGCTTTAACTAAAACATCTTGTATAGCTTGTATATAACCTGCTAGGTCAGCTTTATAATCTCTATCTTTATAAAAAGTACATTTAAGGTTAATTCTATCTTGTATAGGCAACTTAAATTCTTCATTTGATTTAATTATCAAAGGATTTTCAGCTACAAAATTTAAAACTTCTTTTTCAAATTCTTTATATGCTTTTGATGGTAATAACATCTGCCTACCTGTTTTAAGCGTTACAAGTTGCATGTGATTCTTTTTAGTTCTAGGTTTTACTGGTATTGTAAACTTCATTTATATATCCCCTTATATCCTGTATTTGCTGTTTAGCACCATTAAACATTAATCTTATTTCTTTATTTGTTTCACCATGTCTATTTTTAGCGATAATAAACCTAAAATCTGTTTCTGGTTCTTTATCATTAAATAGAGAAGGTCTATAAACAAACCAGATAAAATCAGCATCTTGTTCTATTTTTCCAGAATCTCTTAAATCGGATATTCTTGGTTTTTTATCATCACGCTTATCATATTCTCTTGATAACTGATGTAGAGCTATAATAGGTTTATTTGATTCCATAGCTAACAGTTTTATATCTCTTGATATATTTGAATATCTTTCATAACTTGATTTATTTGTATCACCTGATATTAAACCTAAATAATCAATTATAACTAAGTCTGCTTTTGATTTAAGAGTTCTTCTTCTTATTTCTTCCATAGTTATAATTTGTTTTTTATATATGTTGATATTTAGTTTTTTAAAATCATTATCAACATATTTTTTATATCTTTGTTTTTCTTCATCAGTTAGAGTAAAATTTCTAAACTTAATTGTATCTATACTTGCTTGTGAACATATTATTCTTTGTCTTAATTGATATGGTGGCATTTCTAAAGAATAAATATCTATGCTTTTACCCAAAGTTGCCATACCTAATGCAAGATTTAGCATAAAGCAAGTCTTACCACTTCCTGGAGAGCCTGCAAGAATAATCATATCTCCACCTTGCAAACTACCTATATATTTGTTTATAGAGCTATAAGATGTAAATACAGCAGATTCTTTTCTTTTTTCATAATTTGCTAAATCTTCTTCTGCTGATAAAGTCTCTGAATTATTTTGTGTATAAGATATTTTGTTTTCAAATTCTAATAACTTCTGAAATTCCTCTTTAGAACTTAATGTAGAATATTTATAACTAAAATAATTGTTTTGAACTTTCTCAATCCAAAACGGAAGTGTTGGTGTTGGACTCCAATAACTTTCTATATCTGGAATTTCCAATAACAACTTATTATCTTCTAAAGAACAAATTTGCCATAACATTTTAAAGAACTGACTGGTTTGGTAAATTTGTTTATTTTGATTATAGACTTCTTTAAAAATCTTGTATATTTCTCTATTAACAGTTCCAAAGAACATATCATCTGTTATGTATGAAAAAATTGTTTCAACTTGTTCTTTGGTTATATTTTCGTTATAAATCAAAAACGATAATATTGTTTTTTCTGAACAATCTCTTGAATATACTGTTTCCTTACTTTCCATTACCCACTCTTTTTTCTAACCTCTAATTGCCACTAATTCTTTTATCACTTATTTCGTAATAAACTTTTAATTCTTCAATGCTCATTTCGTTTAATTCTTTTAATTTTCCATCATCTTTATACAAAAATTCAGGATAGTCGCTTAGTGGCTTCGCTGACCTACTAGGGGAAGAACTAAAGTTCTTCTGATTACATTTAAAATCATTACGCTTCCAAGTACGGACTGCCGCTTGCCAGTCCTTCATCTTTGATTTACCAATCATCCATCCTTTTGATTCGTAATAATCTATAAAACTTTGACCGTTTAAGTTATATTCAATTTCTTTTGCATAATTTTCAACTTCTTCTGCTGTTGGTTTGAAAAATCTTTCTGATTTTTCCTCTAGTTGTTCTTTTTCAATTTTTTGTTCATCACATATATTATTTAAGTAGTTTATTTTATTTAGTTTATTGTGTCGCATTTCCACATTGTCGTAACCACAATGTGGTTTCGTACCTCTGGTTGAAATATCGGTAGGTTCTTCATAAATTGTATATATGTACCTGTAACGCCCTTTATCATTGTGTGTTTTTTCAACAGTTAAATAACCATATTCTTTTAACTCTTTTAAAGAGTTTTTAATAGACCTTTCACCTTCTTTGCAAATTGCAACTAAACCATGAATTGAATAATCCCAATCATCAGGAAGTGATAAGATTTTGCATAAAAGACCTAATGAATTGTTACTCAATCTTCTATCTTTAAATATCTTGTTGCTAATTCTTGTAAAAGAATCTGATAATTTATTTATTCTAAAAACTGTTGCTGTTGCCATTATTCTTCTCTTTTCTAATAAAAAAGAGGGGATTAACCCCTCTATGAGTTAATAACTTACGATTTATTTGATAACACATTTATAGAGGAGACATGCTACTATGAAAAACTTATTTAAGCTCCTATTGTGTTATTTTCTTTTAAATCGTATAATTAATTTGTACCTCCATAAACCGTTTCGTTATAACAACTAAATTATAACATATTGGTTTACGGTAGTCAATGAGTTAATAATTACGATATGACTGATTTAGACAGACTTAAAACACTATTAAAAGACTTAGAATTAAGCCAAAATGATTTGGCTTTAAAACTTGGTGTGTCTAAACAGTTCATAAATCAAATATTAATTTCTAAAAAGAAATTAAGTTCCAAACTTTTAAATAAACTTAGAGAACAATATCCAGATTATTTTGATAATCCGTATAACGATAAACTTGAATTTCCTAAAATTGTTACAAAAGAATTTATTGAAAAATTTAGAAAACATTATGGTTATTCTAAAATTCAAATATCTAATTATTTAGGTATATCTCATTCTTTATATAGTTTCATTATTAACAATAAACAAAATATAACTTCAAACCTAGTTGAGAGATTAAAACTGCTGAATGAAAATCCTAATCAACAAATTGATTTATCTCTAGTTGAAAAATCTAAACCTATTAAAATCAATTATTATCAATCTTTAAAAGATTTTAATTCTAAGCATGCCAGAACACTCTATATTGATAAATTATTTCTTTCTAATAGAAACACTAGCGAAAGCAACATAACATGCCTTAAAATTGATTCTAGTCATGAATCGTTTAATGTTTTAATAGATACTTCTAATACTATATTAGAAACAGATAAAAAATATCTTATAGAACATAACAATGAATACTTCTTATGCTCCATTATTAAAAAGAACAAAATAAAATGTACCTCTATTTTTGCAAATAAAGATACATTCTATTTCGGTAATTCGGATAGAGTATTGGGAGAATTAATAGGGTTTGCTTATGTTTAAACTATAAAGTTATAAAGACTTACTATTTCATATTTCATAGCTTGAATTATAGCTGCTGCTCTTGTACTAACTTGTAATTTATTCATAATTTTATAAACTATTTGAATTATATAACTCTCTTTTAAACCAAGTTCATCTGCTATATCTATGTTAGTTTTAGCAAGTCTTATAAGCACATCATATTCTCTTTTTGAAAACCTTAGTGGTCTCATAAATTCACCTAAAATGGTAGTTCTTCTTGGATTTCTTTTTCAATAATTTTATATGCTTTAGTTTTCTCATCATATTCGATATAATCAAAACTATTACCTATAAGTTGCATACGTTCAATCTGTTTTCCATCTTTTTCGTATCTGCTAGTAGCTAAGATGCCATCAACATGGACTAATTCCCCTTTTTCAATGTAGGATGTTTTTTCAGCTACATCTCCAAAGAATGTGATATTATAAGACTGATATTCTACATTATCACCATTTGCTTTTCTTTTTGATAAAAGAATTTTTGCTACCGCCTTACCTGTTTTTTCAGAGTATGTTAATTCTTTAAAATTAACTCTACCTGTTAATTCAAATTTGTTTGATTCCATAATTTGGCTCACTTTCTATTAATAACTTACATCTATAACATAGTCTTTATCTATATTTATATCGAAATCTAAGGTTCTTTTTGAACCTTTAAACGCTTTTATAAGTTCTTTTGGTTTTATTCTGTTATAATCTGGTTCTACACCAAATGGGAGATATTCTAAAAAATCATAACCGCATACACTTTGTTTGTATTTCAGAAGAACATCATTATCATTTATAGCTTCAATTTCATATATAACTGTTTCACAACTCATGCTACATCCTTTTCAAATAACTTATCTAATATTTCTTTCTTTTGTTTTAATAATGCTTTACCTGCACCTAATCCTTCTACAAGCTGTTTATGAACTTCTATATCTCTATTAACTCTAATCTTTATATAGCAAGGATTAAAATTCGGATTAAATGCGAAATAATCACACCATGGTCTTTCAGTTACAAACATCTGCATTTGCATTTGGTCAAGATATTTTTTATCTATTTTTCTTGTTTCAGCTAATTTTAAAAAGACTTTATCTGAATGATTTTTAATCTCAACTAAACCATCATCATCAACTAATCCATCAGGGCTTACTCCTATATGCTCATCAAGCTCAATAAATCCAACAGTTTTAACTTTTTTACCAGTTTCAAATTCATAAATTTTTCTGGCTTTTTCCTCATAGTCGTTTCCTCTTTGCATTTGATAATTTTTATAATCATCAGTATATTCAGAGAACTCACCAGATGAATAATATTCAGCAAGCATATCATCTACAAGAGTTTGTAACCCTTTTCCATTAGCTATAATTGCACTAGCGTTACTAGCTGTGAAGTGCAATTTTCTTATATCTTTCCACTCTTTAGTTCCTTGTTCCATATTATAGATTTTCATTATTTCTCCTTTAACTATTGTTGAGCTTCTATATCTTCGTATTCGTTACCGTCTTTATCAGTAATATTCCAATTACCTGCGAATACTAAGTCGTAACATTCATTAAAACTTGCACCACAATAACTACACTCACATTCATAAGCTACTCCTGCTTCATTAATTTTTCCACAACTGTATGAAATGTTTTCAGAGCCACATATTGGGCATACGTTCTGTTCTGCTTTTCTAGTAGTTTTCTTTTTCATTATGCAATCTTTCTTATTTCATTTGCTTTTTTCGTAATTAAGTCTAGTAACCTCTTATCACCTGTTATTGTTGTTTTGTTCTTTTTATACAGCTTCTTTAAATCTTCTTCTGTTTTGCACATTTCAATATCGTTAGCTATGTCTGTTTTCTTTATTGCTTCTTCTGGAATACCTTTATTTGCATTTTGTTCTTCTGTATTATCTGGTAAGTCTTCACCTGCATAAATATACAAACCTAATCCAAACATAGCCATATTTTTAACTAAGCAACGCATAATCGTCTTGTTGACATCAAACATTGTTGCTGCTTCTATTTCTTTATCTATATAGTTACCAGTCCATTTAGTTTTACCGTTTTCATATTTGTATTCTTTTACTTTGTATTTATATGGTTGATTTTTCATAGCTTTATTGTTGCTATTCATAACTGGCAACCACATTTCATAAGTTAATCCATCTGCTGTTATTGATGTCTGTACCATATAACCTGTTTGTTTATCAAACATATATGGAACTAATGTTGTGAAATCTGAATTATCATAATGTTCAAACTTTTTTATTTCGTATTTTGCATCAGGATATACTTTCTTGAACTTTGCCCAAGCCCATGCCCAAGATAAATAACTTAATTCTGTACTACCGTCTTTACGTTTTTCAACTTTATCATTTACATTTAAAGTGAATAATTCATCAAATTTACTCATCTTCATCCTCTCTTAATCTATTAAGTTCATCTATATTACCTTTTTCTTTTTCTTTTTCAAAAACATATTCAGCATATTTTCTGGCTAGGTATGGATTTAATAACTCTTTATCTTGGCTATAAGCGTGTAACATAGTTAAAACTGCAATAGACGAAACAAACCTTTCTTTGTTTTCTTCTTTTCGTTTTTCTATTTCACTATTTGCACACTCACCTGTCTTTTTATCTGAATATGTTTCATTAAAAGCTACATTAAACTTTCCGTATAACTTCCCTAAAAAATTAGATATTTTAAAAAGTAACTTTTGAAACATATCATAATATCCTCCTTTGATTATAACACATTTGTAAACCTTTTTGTTAGTCTTGTTTCGTAAACATAACATAGTTTACTTTGTTTTGAATACTCTGTATCATTTCAGCTCTAGTCATAAAATATTTAAACCTTGAAAATGCTTCATTTACATTTGTTACATAGTTATCTTCTTTATCGTTATGATTTGCTAAATAGCATAAAGAGCTGTATTGACTCTTATTCAATGGTATTTTCATAATAGGTTCTATCATTTTTTATTCCTTCTAATATTCACTTGGTAACATAATTACATTGTTTTGTATAAAGAATTTCCATTCACCTTCTGGTAAATCTGTGTAATCGTATTTCATTTCGTGTAATTTATTGTAATTACCGTCTTCGTATATTACATTTCCTATATTGTCTTTTGATATAGCCTTTACAACAATAAATTTTTCGTTTTTTAGATTTAAGTCTTTTATACAAGCTATATCGTCAATTAGCCAGAACGCTTCTGCTTTATCCACAAAAAAAGCAACTCCATCTGTTGCTAATAAGTTGAATATTGTTAATTTGTGGTATTTTTCTGTTCCAGTAAATTGTTCTAGTTTTTGTTTTAATTTATTAGATTCCATTTTATACCTCTTAAATAGCTTTTTTCATATTTGGTATTTCTCCAAATCTTTCATCATATTCATACATCCATTCTTCATATACTTCTGTTGAATATTCATCAAGATGGATATATTGGTTTGTATTAAAAGCAGGTCTGTATGGTACAATATCGTTGTTAATCTTATCGTATAGGGGAAATTCGCCTATATCATACATTTTCTTATCAGACATATTTCTGATATATTTTTTTAATTTCTTAATTCTTGATTTAGATGGATGGTCTTCATCTTCTTTTTTAATAAGGTTATTAATAACTAACTGGTTATATTTTTTCATATCACTATTATCTTTTTTGTTGTTTTGAAGATAATTTTTATAACCATAATATCTATGACCAAAAGTATCTACATAATCATCTTCATTCCAATTTTTCCAATTAGTTTCATAAGTTATTTTAGGTGTTTTATATGTTGTATTTGAATACCAAACACCATTATCCCATACACCTTCTTTTTCGTTTACAATAGCGTATTCTCCTTTTTCGTTTAAGAAAGCTAATTTATTATAACTACCTATTGCCATTTGAATTAATCTCATAATTTGAGGATTTTTAATAAAGTCTTTAGGTAGTTCTTTTAAATAATCTCTAACAAATATAACTGTATCTGATACTTCTGAATTTGTCGGAACATCAACTCTTATGATTCCATTGTGTATCATAACTAGATGATTATTTATAACATGAGGATGACAGTTAGTTTTATCTTTTTTACCTGATGTACCTATTCTACAATGTATTAACATAGCTCCATCAGCTTCTTTTTCGTATTTTCTAACATCTTCTACAAATTCATCTTTGTTGAATATTCCTTTTAAAATATATAGTTTACCGTTCTTTGAGAAAGCTAAACCTGCTCCATCAGGATTTCTTTCATAACAGTTCTTTAAAACTTCATCACTTATTTCTTTACCTTTTGGTTTAATAATTGCTATACACATAATTTATTATGCTGCCCTTTCTATTTCACTATCTAAATAACCGTTTTTATAATGTTCTTTGATTTGTCTTTCAACAAAGAACTTATATAGGTTTTCATATTCCGTAGGATGAGAATAAACATATTCAATGAAACCTATCGTATTGCATATAGGCATAACATTCTGTTCGTGTTCTTTTGTGTAGTCCAGTAACGCCAATACACATTCATAGTTCTTTAAGAATCTTTCTATTCTTAAATTAGAATTAAATATTCTAAACTCATAAGTTTTAGTTCTATTGTCTCTTATAAGTGCAGAATATCTTGGACTTCCAACTTCTGCTTTACCGTTTTCCTCTGGTAATTCGCTTATTGAATAGAAACTATTATATTTGTTAGTCATTTTAGACCAACTATTCATTTCGTATGCTTTTCTTTGTGTTATACCTAACCATATTTTTCTATCTCTATCGTTTCCATAGAGTATTTCACCTAATTGTGCTAATTGTTTATTAGTTACAGCATCTTGACTTATATGAATATGTAAACCACCGTAGTTATGACCTTTAAAGTCATTATCTCTTAGGAACTTCAATGCTCCAGCAAACTTAGGTATAAATACCGCATTTATGTAATTCTTTGTCATAGGCATTGAAACTATTTCAAAACCACCACCTTTTATAGAGCTATCTGACATTAAAACTACATCTGATTTAATGTTTTGAGTTTCTAAAAAATCTTTAGCGTGCATTTTATCACCAGATACTTCTAATTCAAATCCAAAGTAACAAGTATTATTAGTTAATGGTAAGTCTTCTGGTGTATTTCTTTTAATATATCTAACACAATTATCGTGATAACTGTGTATAATGTTTTGCATTAAATTTCTATAACAGTTTTGACAAATTGTTTCACCGTTATAATTTCGTCTTAACTCTCGTTTGTGGTATCTTCCACATCTTTCACATTTGAAATAGTGTACGCTTGCACATTCTTTACAAATATTTTGACCATCCCATCTTTCACCTACTTTATCTGAAAATGGTTTCCATTTTCCACAATCTTCACATTTAAAATATAGTTGTTTTGCACAATTTAAGCATAGTTTACGACCATCAACTGTTTCTATTATCATATTTGTTTTATGCCATTTACCACATTTAGGACATCTAAAATATCCCATTTCTTTTGCTTTTTCTATTGTTGTATAGTGCAAACCATATCCTATATACACATCTGCTATATTTTCTAAAAGTCTATATGTTCCTGGTTCTCTAATTTGTATTCTTTTTGTTGTATCAAAACAATCTCTTGCGAAACATCTGTTGTAACATTCTCTACAAACTTTTTTACCGTTTTCTAATTCTATAAGGTTGTAGGTTCTTCGTTTTTTACCACAACAAGGGCAAGTTTCCATTTTGTAAGTCATTTTGCTCTCCTTTTTAATAGTGTTCTTAACTTCGTTTGAATTTCCATTTTCCAATGGGTTAGTAATTCCAGATATATTGTTCGATTTGTTGTTCTTCGGATTCGATAATTCTTGATAGTGATTCATTATTATCTGTTGATATTGATAATTCCTTTGTTGGTTTATTAGTTCTTCTATCTCTCTTAATCTCTCTTGAAATTCCTGTGGTATCGTTATCGTATTCACATCCGTAACAGGTATTATATAAGGTCTGTCTATCGCTACATTTGTGAGTGCATTTTCTGAATTTGTGGTTATTCTCGTTATATCCCCGTTTTCGTTTACATTCATACTCATTCATTTTTTTTCCTTTCGCATAAAAAAAAGCACTCATCATATTTCAGATAAGTGCTTTTTGGTTAATGATGAAATTGTAATTACGCAGTTTTTTCATTTGCCATATTGCGTTCTATGGCTTTTAGATAATTTACATAGATTAAATTATCTCCGTCAAAACCTTCAACTTCCAATTCGCAAGCTGTTTGGATTGTATCACCTAGTTTAAAGTCAACGATATATTCGTTTTTCTTTAACCAACCTAGGATTTTACCCCATCTACGAACATTGATGTTTGTTATCTTGAATTTTGTTGCTTTTTCAGA